CCTATCCCCTGTGTGCCTTGGCAGTCTCAGCCTCTCTATGGGCAGTCGGTGATCCACCTCAAACCCCGCCCAGCGCCCACCCAGGTAGCCCCAGGTCAGGCCCACCGTGGTGGTTGCGTCTTTGGCATACACAGCCATGTGCGACAACGCATCGAAGTTTTCATTGACTGGCACCTCAGGGCTGTCTTGTGCCGGTAGCCATGGTTGCAGATTCATGCTGTTTTCCCTTCTTTTGATGTGACGTACCCGTGCCCTACTAACTCGGAGAGCTGGCAGACTTCAAAGCGCACGGAAGCGCCAGTGCTAAGGCCGTCGGTTGCGGCCATAGCCGTGGTGTAGTCATAAATAGGCTGGGTCACGATCTCCGTGCGCAGTAGCAGATCACCTGCAAACACTTGCACGCGGTAGCGCTCTGAGGCTTCGCCCAAAGGCACGCTCGGTGACACACCGCCATAGCGGTACGAAAGGCGGGTTCGGCGTTGCCAAGACAGATGCACGCCTACGCTTCCTCGGTCAAAGCACGCAAGCCCACCGGGGCAAACGGCTTGAGTGCACAGCCTGTGCTTGTGAACGCTTGCGGCTGCACGTCCGTGATGTACTTGCCCACTGTCGTCGCCTTGAGCCAGCGCTGCACCTGCAACTCATTGAGCTGCGTGTTGACACGGCGCACACCACGATTGAGCAGCACGCAGCGCTCCCCTGCCACATGGCTACCCATGGCCCACTCGGTGCCACGAAATCCACGGATAAAGCCGGTGAGCTGGTAGGTGTAGCGACCTCGGTCTTCGTCTGCATCAACAAGCTCTGCATTGCGAAAGCGGACGATTTCATCACCCACCAACAACGCATTGACAGTTTCATCCAGCAACATGGCGCCACGGTTCGTGCTTGCCAGCTGGCCCAGCATTTCCACCTGTAGCACGCTGGCTTCGTCAAACACAGGGCCACCGCTCCATGCAGGCAGGGCTGTCAGCGCTTCACCAACAGTCGCAGCCTCAAGAATGGACAGCAGCGATGCGTAGTCAACATCATCCCAACTGCTGGCCACGTTTGCGCCTTTCCATTGGTCTGTGGCCACATTGATGCTGTCAGGGGCCGCAGCCAGATAAAAGCCTGGCTGGTCATCTGCATCGCGCAGCAGCGGAACATCCAGCGCATGCAAGATGGTGTCAGGCATGCTGGCCGGGTCTTGCACCGTGATGTAGCCCTCATCCGTGATCGCCGCGCTATCGAGTGCGCCCACATCGTCAAGCTTGCACTCGAGCTCCAGCCAGATGCCTTGGTCTTTGCGGGTCTGCACGCGCAGGCGGTAGATGCGGCCATCTCTGGCCACAGCCTCCACCACATCACCAGGCTCTACAAAGGCGTATTTGAGTGGCACCGACAGCGTGGTGCTTTGCAGCCCAGCCACCGCATCCATCAGCAATGCGTCTGCCACGCCTTTTGCCTCAGCTGGCAGCATGCCAACAGGCACTTGCATGGTCTGCGTGCTTTGCTGGCCGCTGATGAGACGGTCTGAAAACTGACTGTCTGCGTTGTAGTCACCCGCCATGTTGGGGTACGTCAACGCAATTTGCGCAGGCATCTCCAAGTCGTTGCCCATGCGAATTGCCAGCGGGTCATCCATACCGCCGGAGCTTGCGCTGTAGCCCAGATCGATAAATGGTATGCGCACCACAGGCATGGTGGCACGCTGGCGCAAGTACAGCCTGTCGGTAGCCGAGCACTCAAAGTGCCAGCACTTTTGCAACACCTCTAGCGCACTGCGAGTGCTGGATACTTGCGACAGCGCCAGTGCACGCATGGGTTTAGTCAGTGCGCGCAAAGGACTGGTGTCAAAATCTTTAGCCTCATATCCAGCACGAAGCGTCAGGCTGCTCACCACGCCTTCCAAAGAAGATGGCAATTCGTCAGGATTCACCACGACAGCGGGAATACGGTAAAAAATGACGTAGGCGCTCGGGTCAGGGTTTGATGGATTGGGGTCCTGGCAACGCGCGCGCATGCGACTCATGCGCACCGAGCGAATTGATGCAGCATCGCAAGCCAGAGAGAAACTTCCATTGGCGACCCCAAAACCCACAGGCTGCGCTGAATAAGTCAACAAGCCCGCGCCAAATGAGATGCGACCATGGCTGACATGGCCGCCAGACGATGGGAAAGGCGCCACACTAAGACTCGCCAAGCTAGTGCCGTATTCCAAAAAGTGGCTATATGGCCGGTCTGCACGAAAACCATCTGACTTCAAGACCGCAACTGTGTCACCCAAAGCGTTGAGAAACTCAAATTGAAAAGCCGCAATATCACCGGGTCTGCGCACGTTGCTTGCGTACAGTACATATTGCGCACCAGCATCAATAGGCAAAGTCTTTGCTGCAGTCATCAAACCCGTATCGCCTGAGCCTTGGGCGGATGTATAGCGCACAAAGCGCGTATAGGCGCTGTCACCAAACTCCGAAAAGTACGAGTCCCAAGTAGGCAGGTCTGTACGGGCAATGTCGTAAGCCTCATAAGTCCCGCTGCTTGGCAGTGTGGCGAAAACGGATGCCAGAAAACTCTGGCGTGCATCCCCAATCGGTGCTGTCGCCACTTCAAACGTCAAATTTGGAATGTTTCCGCCGCCACCAAGCTGTAACCCGTAAATCGCCACATAACCGTGGCCGCGATACGCAAGTGCATTGCCGACGCCTACCGCCGCTTCATAGGTTGGGTCTGGAAGCTGATCATCGGTGCCGGTATAGACACGCATCGAATGCCAAACGCCGTCTTTCGCACGACCATTACTAAATATGAGTTCGTTGTTTGACCAAACTCTAGACACACCCGCTATTTCGTTTTCAGCCAAAAGCACCAGCAAGTCGCAATCGTAGGTGTACGTAACCTGCGTGGCACCACCGCCGCCACCCTTGCCGCCCACCTCTTCTTCGTGGCGCGTCTCGCGCCGGTTGCTGGCCCAGATGATCTGCCCTGCAATGCGCGGACTGCCAGCCACCCACGGGATGGTGTCACCGTAGTCGGTGCCGGTGATCTTGAGGTCTTTGAGGCGCGGGCCTTCGTGCGTTTGGTTCTCTGCAAATGCGTATGCCCCCACCATGGAGCCAGCCACCCAGCCGATTTGCGCACCTGCAGGGCCGCCAATCACGAAGCCAACGGCAGCACCAACGGCAGAAACAACAAGCTGGGCCATGGCTATTCCTCTTGCAAATTCTTAAATCGAAAAGCGCTCACAAACCGCATGGACTGGCTAAACAGCAGCCGCGTCTCAATGGTCTTGCCCGCCGCATTGGCGGCGTGAATGATGGACAGACCGCCGTGCACGTAGTCACCGCAGATGCCAATGTGCTGCGGGTGCTTGTCAAAAGCCACGCACACCACATCGCCGGGTGCCATCTGCTCGCGGGGGATCTCTAGCAATCGCTCTTGCAGGTGGCGCATCAAGGTTGAGCCGTCCGGGTTGCGGCTGTAGCCCGTCACGTCATAGCCCACAGGCAGCGCGCCCACGGTCTTGCCCACGCACACAACCAAGCCCACACAGTCCAGCCCAATGCCGGGTTTGCGCGCCTGGTGGTGGTAAGGCGTGCCAATGCAAGCACGGGCATGCCGCACGATCTCGTCGCTGGTGGTGGTGGTCATACGGGTTTTGTGAGTTCGTCAGGGCTGGGCCGGTGGGGCTCGCCTTGAAAGTTGAGGACGTTGCCAAACTTGGCTTTGCAGTCTTCCATCAGCCGTTTGCGGCATCCGGCCACTGCGGTGAGCTGGTCGCCCACGGCAATGGGCAGCACCATGGGCAGCACCAGGGTGACCACGCCAGCAGCGGTGTGCGTGCGCACCTTTTGGCTCAGGCCTTTGTTGGCGCCGCTGACCCAAGTGACCATGCCTTCGCCCAGGTAGTCGTCAGCAAACGCAGGGGGCTGCACCAGCGGTGGCAGCGGATCGCCTGGCTGCGCATCAGGGTCTGGAGGTGGCTGCACAGGTAGCTGTGCAATAACAAACGTGCGCTTGTCAGTAACGGCAACAACCTCTACGGCATGTGTGAGGTCGGCAAGATCCCGGTTGCATTGCCCCAGGCCCACCGCACCAAGGCGGCTGCGGCAGGTTTTTTGCGAAACCATGCCCACGGACTGCTGCAGCTTTTGCTTGAGGCCCCGCAGCTCCACGGTCAGCGTGGACGTGCCCAGCGTAATCTCACCCAGCCAGCCGCGCATCAGCACTTCCACATCATTCGCAATCGTGGGCAGCAGCACATCCCAGCGGTAGCGAAACAACCAGAACTCGGCGTTTTGCCACATGCCCGCCAGCACTTCCTCGCGCACAAAGAGCGAGCCGTCGTCCAGGGTGGTGATCTCCAGGTTGTCCACATTGAAGCCAGCCGTGCTGACAATGCCCGACACATCCAAGCCTTGCGTGCAGTCAAACACCTGCTCGGCTTCGTCCACGCCCCACGGCGACACATCCATGACCAAGGGCAAGTCGTGGCTGGTGAAGGCGAACACCTTGCCGTCCTGGCGCCGTATCAGCAGGGCCGATGCCACGCACAGGCTGCCGCTGTCATAGTGCGCCTGCAGCGCAGCGGGGATATCACCGACTGCCCATAGAGAGGCTGAGACTGCCAAGGCACACAGGGGATAGG